ATGGGAATGTTGCCGGCAATGAACGAGCCGCCGATGTTGCGGGCGATTCGGGTGGAAGACGAGTTTCGGGCGACGGTGGCGAAGGTGTACGGTGCCGATCGCGCGGACGCGGAAGCGCAGCGGCTGATGGAGTGGTTGGAACGGAACTGGCACAAGGATGCGCAGATCGTGGGGTCGATGATGGTTGAGGTGCTGCGCGTGATGCGTGACGAGAACGAACCGGCGAAGGGTAGACGGTAATGCCACACCACTATCCGAAGAGCACGGTGCAGGCCGATTACTTTTGCCGGAAATGCGGTAAGAATACGCCGCACTACGTGTATGACGGGCGGTTGGGGCGTTGCATGAATGATCACGCAGTAGTGATGGCGCCCCCAGCCTGCCGACAGGATGACAAGCTGGTGGCGCAGATGCCGATGTTCGCGGACTACACGATCTTTGACGTTGAGCCGGAGTCAGCGAAGTCCTTGAGTGATGGCGAGATCTGGGGAGAGAAGTTGTGACGATAGCAGCCAGGGATCAGAGATCAGGAATCAGTAAGGCCCTGGCCGTTGTGGATCGGATGCGGCTGATCTTTGTGGGCGCGGGCGTTAAGTCGGTGAGTGAGGAAATTGTTTTGAAGTGGGCGCGGGAGATTGAGGCCGCGGTGAAGAAAGAGGCGGAGTGAGCGATGGCGACGGCGGCGGTGCGCAAGACGAAGCGGGAGCGGCCGGAAGATGGCGGCGTGGTTTGGCGTGAGCAGTTCAACGCGTTCGAGTGCTATGGCTGCAAGGAGTTCACGGAGATCCGCGACCGGCAGCGGCGCACGCCGGACAGGCTGGCGGAGATGCGGGAGTTTCTGATCATTGACCACACCGAATGCTGGGAGTTCGACGATCCGCGAATGGCGGCCGACGCGCGGAAATACCGGAGCGAAAAAAAGCGGCGGGAGAACTTGAAGGCGCGCGCGGCCAGCGCCCTGAATCGGCAGAATGTGAGCTGGCGCGGGGGACCGCGCTAGTGGTCGGTTAGCAGTGGACAGCGAGAGGCGGGACAGTGAAGAACATCTGGAAGCAGGTTGTGGAGTGGGTGGCCTGGCGCAGGAGGCTGCCTTTGAAGTTCAGGGCGGCCCAGGAGTTGATGTTGCTGGAGCAGCAGCGCCTGAAGGCGCGCTGCGAGAAGGTGGAAGCCGGTATGCGGGCCGAGCTTGAGCGGGAGCGGGCGTTTTCGAAGGCGGTGGGGATGCAACTGCTGGAGGTGCGCGAAGAGTTGCGCGCGGCCTGGGCGGAGGCGCGTGCGAGCGAGGCGAAGTGCGATGCGCTGCGAGATGGGCAGACGCTCTCCGGCCTATCGCCAGCGGAAGTGGAGCGGCTGGCGCTGCTTGTGATGGCGGCGGGGAAGTTGTCGGCCGAGGCTGCAAAGGTGGTGCTGTATGGGTGGGGCTCACCCTCGCCCTGCACGGGGCGGCCGGCCTATGTGGATGTGGAGCGCGGGATGGGGCGGCTTGCGGCGGCGGCGGAGCTGATGGCCGAGGCCGGCGACGTGCGCGAGGGGGATGTGCGCGCGTATGGGGTACGGGCAAAGGAGCGCATGGCGGAGCAGGCGACGCGGCAGGGAGCCGCGAACAGTTAAAAGTGTGGTGAAGTATGGATTTTCGAGAAAACTCGAGTGTGGCGCCGCGGCGCGATGAGTTTGGCGAGCTGGTGTTCGGCAGCGACTGCAACGGGCCGGTGATTCATCGGACGCCGGAGGAGCTGGGCCTTGCGCGGGTGGTGAAGGATGCGATGCCGCCGCGCCAGGTGAGCACCTGGGTGGAGCGCGAGGAGCGGCCCGCTCGGCCGATTGTGAAGAAGGACGCGGCGCGGAAGAACACGCCGGTGGTACCAAGCGCAGTAACAACTGAAAGGAGAAGAGCGATGTCGAATGGAACGATTCCAGCAGCGGTGAGCGCGGACAAGCGGAGGCTGAACAGCGTGCCGTCAAAGCGCTATGGGAAGCCGGCGATCGGTGTGGTGACCATGCAGGATGTGCCGGAGCCCCCCCCCCGCAATGGAAGTATCGCCGAGGAGCTGTACGTGCAGATTGCGGCGCTCAAGCCTGGAACTGCGGTGAAGGTGGCTTTCGAGAGCGAGCAGCATGGCGATTATGTGCGCTCGAAGCTGCGCGGCAAGGCGAAGAAAGACGGGCGGTTTATGGCCAGCTCGCGCACGCTGGATGGGAAGACGCGGTACTTCTGGCTGGAGAAGCTGTAGGCCGGCCGCCTGTTTAGAGCTAACAGTGTTGTTAGAAGTCAACGCACAAACAAACGAATAGACGCGGCGTACCTGTTGCAGCCGCGCACGGGAAAGCACTGTGAACTCTGACTTGAAAAATCTGACGGGCTTGCGCAACGAACGCAAGCCTTGTCATTTCTGGGTGGATAACGAGGTTGCGGATTGTTACCAGCCGATTGTGGGCGCGGACGCGATCTGGGTGTACTGCCGGATTGCGCGGAATGCGCACGGGGCCTGGATTGTGTCGCCGAAGGTGCGCGGCGGCGATACGCGCGTGAGTTTGCGCGAGATGGCGGAATGGTGCGGCAAGAGCGTGGATACGGTGTGGCGCTGCCTGCAGGTGCTGCAACATGTTGGGCTGCTGCAAGCGGTGCGCGGCGCGAAGGCAAAGGGGCGTTACGCGCTGGCAGACGTGAAAGACCTGGTTACGCGGGAGGGTGGGGAATACGACCGCGAGATCGGTAGCTTTCGACTGCCGGCGGCGAGGGCTGCCGAGCTGAAAGAGCAAGTGCGCGCACTGCGGCTAAAGCTGGCCAGGAAAAAGGCTTCGGATGCCATGGAAGCCACTCTGGCACAGGGGAAGGATGAGATTTCATCTGTCGCTCAGAGCGACAGATTGGAGGGTGAGCTTTTTGCTGTGCCTGAGGCAAAGAGCGACAGATTTGTCGCTCTGAGCGACAAAACTGTCGCTCTGGACGCACAGCCTTCTATTACTACAAAAAGCAAGACTGCAAGACAAAATCTACCCCCCCAACCCCCGCAAGTCACCCCAACGGGCAAAGGGCGCCCGTCGGGGACCCCGACAGCGGGGGAAGCTGGCTTGACCGAGGAGCAGCTTGCTCACCTGGCTACGATCACGGGCGATGAGGAAGAGCAGAAAAAGCACGGCCTGACAAAGCGGGAGTGGGAGGGCTACTACCGCGAGCAGAACCGGCAGGCGGCCGAGGCCGCCTGGGAGGAGTGCGCCAAAGCGAAACGGCAGCAGGCACTGGAGAGCCTGCTGCCGGACGAACCGAGGGCGCTGACCTGGGTGATGCAGGAGTGCGGGTTTTCCGGCGATGAGCGCGGGAGGGGGGTGCGGGGCGCGATTGCGGCGGTGCTGGCGCAGGAGCATGCGCGGGGCAGGCCGCTGTGGGATGTGGCGCCGGCGATGGCGTTGGCCTGGCGCGACTACGACCAGATCGGCGATCTGCTGGCGGTGCAGTATGGCGCGGTGAAGTTTTTCAGGCTGGGCGTCTGGGCTCGCCGGAACAGCTGGCGGATTGATGAAAAGAAAGCCGAGCGCAACAGAGCGAGCACGGGGAGTGGGGGAAGACAGTGAACAGTGGAAAGCTGACAGCGGGCACGAAGATCGGCGCCGGGCGACGGGGCAGGAAGAGCACTGTGAAGCAGCGGCAGGATTGGTTTAAGGGTGAGATGCTGCTCGGGCGCGCGATGCTGCACGTTCAACAGCAATACGCTTTGTATCCGGGTGATTTTCCAGGCGCCGAGGGGGATCCGCATACGTATCTCGCGCGGGCGTTGGCGCGGATTCGCAGAGAGCGTCGCGAGGCCGGCCGATGAGAAAGTTTGTGGTGGTGGCGACGTGTATGCGCGGGATCGTGAGTTCACGAGAGCCGCTGGACGATGCGGGGCAGTTGGCCGCGAACCGGCAGCTGGACCGGGAAGAGGCGCTGGCGAGCGATGTGGTGGTGTGGCGCAAGCAGCCGCCGCGCGATGGCTGGCGCGAACGCATCAAAGAGCCGACACCCTACGTGCAGCGGTTGATGCGGGCCGCGGAGCGGGTTGCGTGATGGTTAAGCGAAAGGCGATGTCGGAGCGAGAGAAGCAATTCAATGTGTTGGTGGGCCAGCGGATTTGCAGGGCTCGAAAGGTTGCGGGGTTGAGCGCGAAACAGCTGGCCGCGGTGGCTGGAATCAGCGATTCGCAGCTCTATTACTACGAGGTTGGCTATTTTCGATGCCCACCGTTCGTGCTGACGGCGTTTGCGCAGCGGTTGAACGTCTCGTTGCGGGATTTGGTTCCGAAGCTCAGGTTATCTGAGGATTCAGGGAATTCCGCTGGCGCGGGCGGAAAACTCTTCTAGTATTGCGAATGGAACAGAGCCTGCGGTGCGGTGGACTTGAAAGCGTATGCAGGGATGAAGCTGGACCCGTCGCCGGCAAGACCGGCGAGCACTACGACAGTGGGCAGTGGTAAAGGTAGGTCGACGTGCGCCTGCTGAAGTGTTGCGTTCACAATCCCGGATGCGCTCCTGCGCATCGCTGAACGGATCGCTGTTTTTCTCTCCTTTCTCTGACGCGAACCTGTATGGGCAAATCGCGCGCGGCGCGCCGCACGGACAGCGGCGAGCTCTTCAACCTCTATGGTCCGGAAAGCGCTTTAGGCTTTCCGGTGATTGGCCAGGTCACGGCGGCGCAAGCGGCGGAAAGGGTCGCGGTTGCGCAGTGGCGCGAGGTCTTCTACTTAACCGGCGAGCTGGCAGGTTACCAGGTCCTGGTGAAAGCCAGGGTCCGCGTAATGCCGGAGCTGCAACCTGCGCTCACGATCACGCTGAGTGAGATGCAGATGAACGCGGGGCTGTTTGGGCGTTCGCATACAAAGGGCATGCCGGAGTGGAAGCGGCTGCAGCGGCATGCGAAGTACGACAAAGAAAAAATTCTCGCGCCTGAGGATGCGATTGAGCGGGCGCAGGAGAAGGTCAGGTTGTGGCCGCAGCCGGCGAGTCGCATTGACGACGGCAGCGGCGAACCTATCTATGGCGATCGGGCGACACGCGTTTACCCGAAAACACCTAACAGCTGACTGCAAGAGCGGCGGAGGAAGACGTTGGCGATTTCAGACTTGAACTGGATCGTTCCGATTGCGGCAGTGCTGGGCATCGTGGGCCAGTGGGGGGTTGGGGCGTTCTATGCGGGCCGGATGGATGAACGTGTGCGCGGCCAGGGTTTTGAAATTCGCGATTTGAAAGACAAGCAGCGCGAGACGGACAGCACACTGGTGGAGCATGAGGGCCGCATCTCGCATATCGAAGGGCAGAAGGGCTTTCCGCGCGGCGGTAGCCACTAACCGGCAGTTGGAAGTGAGGAGTGAGGATATGTTCTCGAATATCTGGAATCATCCGAAGACGTCGGCGGCTGGTCTGCTGATTGCGATTGTGACGATTGCGAGCGTGTTTTCTCAGCAGGGCATCACGCTGGGAAATGCGGGATCGGGCAGCGTGGTAACGCTGATCAGCGGAGTTGCGGCGGCGCTGCTTGGCCTGCTGGCGCGCGATCCGGGCGAGCCGGGTTCGCAGCCGGGTTCGACGGCCAAGCTGGGCGTGTGGGCGCTGATTGCGCTGCTGTTTTCGGGATCGATGTTGACCGGCTGCACGCAAGCGCAGAAGGTGAGCGTGGCGCAGGAGATTGTGAACTGGACGCCGGCGTTTGTGAGCGCGGTGGACACGTTGGGTGGGGTTGTGGAGATGCTGGACCCCGCAAGCGCTTTGATTGTGAGTCCGGTGACGACGGCCTTGAACGCGTTTGCGCCGCAGTTTGAGTTGGCGGCAAAGAGCTATCTGGTCAACCCGAACCAGACGACGCTTAAAGTGCTGCAGGCGCTGATTGTGCAGATCCAGCAGAACACGAACATGGCACTGCTGAGCGCGGCCAAAATTACCAATCCGAACAGCCAGAAGACCGCGCTGACCAATATCAACATGGTGGCGACGATTGTGAACACGCTGCTGGGGTTGGTGCAGAGCGTCAGCTCAAAGGCGCAGATCGCGGAGATGGCAAGCGGTGTGACGGTGACCTTGGCGATGGTGAGGCCGTTGATGGATGAGCCGGCGTTGGAGTCGGCTGGGGTGCGGGTGACGGCTGATTTGCGATTACCGGAGCGGGTGACCGCGCAGAGGTATTTCGCGGCTGAGGCGGCGAACGGGTTTTGAGGAGTCGTTCGCAGATAGCAGTGGACTGTGAACGGTTTGCGGCGGTGGTGGCCGGGATTCTTGGCGCCGGTTCGCCTCCGGAATAGATGACCCCTAAGCCGCTGCAATTCAATCAAGAGGAGCAATGCAATGATTCGTGGAAAGTTTGTTGTGGACCATGTGACGCGGTATCGGGGCAATCACGCGCAGGTTGTTCTGGATGCGCGCTATGATTCAAAGCTCCCTGAAGATCAGCGCTTCGCCGAAGCGACGCCGAGCGGGAAGATCGAGATGTCGGTCACTGTTCCGGCTGTCATCGAAGCATTTCAGCCGGGCAAGGTGTTTTATGTCGATTTCACCGAAGCGCCCGAAGGAACGTCGCCGAATCACACGTAAGGTGTTTGAGGGATACCAAACCAACAGAGGGGCTCGCAGTTCGGAAAAGACGAGTCGAGAGGTGGCTGGCCTGGGGGATCGCGTGGAACCGGGCTGCTGTTTGTGCATAAGACGCGAATCGACGGGTCTTGCAGTTTCCGAGAGCCTATTGTAAAAACCGAGCGGCGCTGAGTAGCGAAATGCGAAAGGCGCCGTTCGGGCGTTGAAGTGAGAGTCAAGATTGGGGCTGGTGATGGTAGTGAGTACGCCGCAGGTTTTTCAGGGTGTGACGCTGGCTGAATACGGCGTGCTGTGCCAGAAGGCGCAGGCGGCAGGAATCGCGATCAGTGGGCCGAGCGGACAGGCGAGCAAGTTTGGAGTCCAGGTCGGCTGGAGTTATGACGGGGCGACGGGCAACCTGACTGTGACGGTGCTGAAGGATTCGTTTTTGATGCGCGCGCCGGCGGTGCAGGCGAGGATTGCCGCGCTGATGTTGGAAGCAACGGGAATTGAGGCGACCGAATGCATTTGACGCTGCACTTTGAGGATGCGGAGCTAGGCGTGGCGGGCTGCGAGCAGCGGCTGATCGGCAATGCTACGGCGCTGTGCGTGAAGCTGCTGGAGCCGATCCGGGCGAAGTTTGGCCCGGTGGTGGTGCATGACGGCTATCGCGACCCTGGGCACAATGGGCGCGTGGGCGGCAAGGGTGACAGTCAACACCTGTTCGAGGGCGGCAACAGCGCGGCGGACATTGGCGTGCCGGGCGTCGAGATGTGCGACGTGTTTGATTGGATCAGGCTGGAGAGCGGGCTGCCGTTTGACCAGGTAATTCTGGAGTCGAGCCAGGGTGTGGATTGCTGCGTGCATGTGAGCTATGACAGCGGCAAAACGGCGCAGCGGCGCATGGCGCTGGTGGGCCAGACGGGCGACGGCAAGGTGTATGTGCCGGCTGAAGTGAGATAATGCCAGGACGAATCAAGAGGCCCTGTGCAGCTCCTGGTTGTGCGGTATTGGTAACAGGCGGGTACTGTGATCGCTGCAAGTCAAATGCTCCGGCAAGGATGGCTGAGAAAGCAAGGCCGAGCGCGTGGAGGCGGCATTACACGAGAGCGTGGTTTAAAGCGAGTTCTGCCCGTTTGGATAAGTATCCGCTGTGCGCTGACCCGTTCAAGGTGCATCTGGAGATCCCAGAACCGGCCACGGTGACCGATCATATCGTGGCTCACAAGGGCGATAGGAGGCTGTTTTGGGATTCAAAGAACTGGCAGTCGCTTTGCATATCTTGCAATAGCCGGAAGGCTGCTGAGCAGGAGGGCGCATTTGGGAATGCGCGCGCGAGCGGCGGTGTCTTTGAGATGGCGGCTAGCCGATGGTCGGTAGACCGGGGTGGTTCAAATCTTCAAAGGCGATCCGGCGCAGACCGTGTTCAAAACCAAACTTTTACGTCCACAAAATACGAAAAACGGCACAAATCAGCCAAAATCGGCAATCCTGCGGCTTGCTTGTAGGATTGCCCCGCAAAACGCAATAAACCGCGCTGGAGGCGACAACGCAGCACGAAAGACGCCGCGCGGACTCCGAGTCGTTTGAAAGGCTCCCATGTCGCGACCTCGAACCTCGCTCAAAGTGCTTGAAGCGCGCGGATCTGTCGCCAAGAATCCCCAGCGGTACCGGGAGCGCATGGCCCGGGCTGCGACCGCCTCGAAGTCGAGGCTGGGAGCGCCCCCGGACAAGTGGAACGTGGCGCCCGAAGCGATAGGCGCTATCAAATACGCGCGCTGGAAGGCGATCTGGTCTGAGTTTGCTGACCTGGTGCCGAACGCATCACCGTTGAAACGGGTCACTCTTGAACTTCTTTGTGAGGCGATGGATCGCTTTCGCCTGAATCCAACCAGCATGAAGACATCCGATCGTGCGTTGATCGTGACGCTTATCAAGCAGCTTGAATCAGATGAGGTTTCGGTCAGTGGCGGCAAAAAACCGGAAGGCTATGGCGGCCAGTGGGAGGCCTTCGGGTAAGCCACATCTCAAGCCTCCAGGAGCCGCGCGCCGCGCGACCGTGGCTGATCGTCACTTCGCCGCCGTCGCCAACCGTTACGCTCGTGAAGTCGCCGCTGGCAAGATTCTCGCCGGAAAGTGGGTCATTAAGGCCTGCCAGCGTCATCTCAACGACCTTGAAAAGTCGCGAAAGGACGATTGCTCATATCGGTTCGACGCCACCCGCGCCGGCCGCGTCTGCCGTTTTATCGAGATGCTCCCGCACGTCAAGGGAGAGTGGGCGCGCGCTCAGCACGGCCAGGTGCCGCACATCAAGCTTGAGCCCTGGCAGACGTTCATTGTTTGCGTTATCTTTGGCTGGATATACAAGTCGTCCGGCTTTCGGCGTTTTGCCGAGGCCTATATCAAGGTCGCGCGCAAGAATGCCAAATCCACTCTGGCCGCGGCCATCGGCCTTTACATGCTGGTGGCGGATCGCGAGTGCGGCCCTGAGGTCTACTCGGGCGCGACAACCAAAAAACAGGCGATGGAGGTGTTTCGCACTGCGCGCCGCATGGCAAAGACGGCCCCGCGGTTCAAGGAACACTTCGACCTCGAGGTGAATGTCGAGTCCATTGTCGCGCAGCGCGATGATGGAAAGTTTGAACCGCTCATCGGCGATCCGGGAGATGGGGCATCGCCATCGTGTGCTCTCATTGATGAGTTTCATGAGCATCCAACCGCAAACCTCCACGACACCATGGTCACCGGCATGGGCGCTCGCCGCCAGGGCCTGACCATTGAAATTACCACCGCCGGCACTGACACGGCCAGCCCCTGTTACCTGGCTGAAAAGGATTGCGAAAAAATCCTCGACGGTCTGGTCGACAACGACTCCTTCTTCTGCGTCATGTACGCCGCCGACGAGGGCGACGATTGGAAGTCGGTCGCAGCGCAAAAGAAGGCCAATCCCAACTATGGCGTCAGTGTTTTTCCCGAATACCTTGACAAGCAGCTCCACGACGCCCTGCTCTCGCCGCACAAGCAATTCATTTACAAAACCAAGCATCTTGACCTATGGGGCAACGCCCTCAACGGCTTCTTCAATATGGACGCCTGGGCAAAATGCAAAGACGGCAGCCTCTCGCTTGACGAGTTCAAGGGCGAGGCCTGCTGGATGGGCAACGACCTCGCCGCGCAAATCGATCTGGCTTCGCGCATCAAGATCTTCCAGCGCATGAAGAAGAACGATCAGGGCATCCTGGTCCGCCACTATTATGTTTTCGGTCACCATTACGCGCCGCTCGACCGCATCATGGACGGCGACCATCCTCACTACCAGCGTTGGTATGAGGATAAGCATCTCCATGCCGTTCCCGGGCCTGAGATCCAACTCTCCACCATTCAGGCTGATATTGAGCGGGAGATCGAGGAGTACGATATGCAGCGCCTGGCGTTCGATCCGTGGTCTGCTCTGCAGATGCAGCAGCAGCTCCAGGAGCAGCTCGGCGACGATGTCGTCGCCTCTGTTCCGCAGACAGTGCAGCACCTCTCGCCGCCTATGAAGGAGCTTGACGCCGCAATGCGCGCCGGCCGGTTGCATCACGACGGCGATCCGGTCCTCACTTGGGCAATCTCCTGCGTCGTCGCCCGCGTCGACGCAAACGATAACGTCTTTCCCCGCAAGCTTGAAAACGGAAAAGACAAGATAGATCCGGCCACCGCGCTCATCACCGGAATCAGCCAGGCCATGGCCGGCGAAGTCCGGCGCCGCTTCACAAAGCCGCTCATCGCCTACGCGTAAAGGGGTACAAGGTGAAATCAATCTTCGCCGATCTCGCCGTCCTCGTCGGGCTTGTCGCGATCTCGTATGGCTTCTGGCTCGCATGGCGTCCTCTCAGCTTCATCGTCGGCGGTATGGCGCTCGGCGCGCTCGGCCTTCTCTTTGGACGCAGTATTCCCAGCAAGCCCGGGAGGCATTCGTGAGTCTTGTTCGATCCTTGCTGGTGGGCCTCCAGGGCCTGCGCGCCGATGTCGGGGGCGCTCCCGCTCCCTGGGATGACTTCTGGTACCGGGCAGTCGGTGCGCCCTCGGTGAGCGGCATGCGTGTCACGCCTGAGACAGCCAAGCGGCTCAGCGCTGTGATTGCCTGTGTGGGAGCCAAATGCCGTGCGCTCGGGGTTCTGCCCTGCTTTCTCTATGCCGAGATCGCCGGCGGTGGCAAGCGACTCGCCAAGGAGCATCCCTATTTCAACCTCCTCCACAAACGGCCCAACAGCCTGCAGACCGCCTTTGAGTTCTTTGAAATGCTTCAGGGCCATGTCGAGCTGCGCGGCAACGCTTACGCTGAAAAGCTCACATCGAGCCGCGGCCTGGTCGGCGAGATGATCCCTATGCACCCGGATCACGTCCGCCCTGAGGTGCTTTCCAGCGGTCGCATCCGCTATATCTACAACGATCCACTCACAAGCTCCACGCGTGTGTTGGTTCAGGATGAGGTTGTTCATCTCCGCGAATGGCCAGATCAGAGCTATGTGGGCCAGTCGCGCATCAGCATGGCGGTTGACGTCTTTGGTGTGGCGCTCGGGCAGCAGGATTACGCCGGAAAGTATCTCAAAAACGACGCTACTGCCGGCCTCGTCATCACCGGAACGAACTTCGAGACCAAGCAGGAAGAAAAGCAGTATGAAGAGGCGTTTATCGCGGCCTCGACCGGCGAAAACCGCCATAGGGTCAAGATGCTTCCGCCTGGGGTCGATATCAAGTCGGTCGGCGTAAAACCCAGCGACTTTCAGCTTCTCGATGGCATCAAGGCCTCCGACGTCAAAATCTGCTCCATCTTCAACGTGCTTCCCCACCTGGTGGGCATTGACGCGGGCAAGGCTGCCACCTACGCCTCGGTTGAGCAGTTCAACCTCATGCACGCGCAGCAATGCGTGCTGCCTATGGCAGTCCGCTGGGAACAGGTCCTCCAGCGCGATGTCATTGACGACGACAGGTTCTACTGCAAGTTTTCCATGGCGTCTTTGCTCCGCGGTGACTCGGCCACGCGCACGGCAAATGAGGCGGTAGCCATCGAGCATGGCATCCTTTCTCAGGATGAGGCCCGTGAAATCGAAGACATGAATCCGATTCCGGGCGGCATTGGTAAGAAGTACTGGCGCGCCCTCAACTGGACCACTCTCGATGCTCAGCCAGTCAAGCCTTCAGTTTCGGCCCCGCCGCCCGAGGATCCTTTGGACTCAAACGAGGACGAAGGATCCGGACAAAGTCTCGACCAGCAAGCCGCCCTCCGTGGCCAGCTTGCGCTCTTTGCGCATGACTCCGCGGCCCGGTGCGTGCGCCGCGAGGTCAATGGCGTTCGAAAGCTCATCGGCCATGAGGCCTCCCTGCCGGAGATCGGCGCCTTCTACGCCGAGCACTACCGCTTCGTCTGTGAAGTCTTTCATCTCAACGCGCTTCAGCAAGTCAAGGCAAAGCAGGCCTGCGACGCGCGCCTCTATGAGCTAGCGCGCGTGTTGAGCGAAGAAGGCTCGGCCGCCGCAACCGTCTGGATCGAACAGGTAGGCCTCACTGAGCCCATGAAACTGGCGGCCCTGGCCGTCGAAGGAGTTGCTTGATGCGCTATTCCGCCATTGTTCGTGCCGTTTATTCCAGCGTCTGGGCCATTCTGCCTGAAAAGCTCGAGGCTATCGCCGCTTTTCTTGAGTTAAAAATCTCAGGAGAGTCGGCCTCACCGCAGGTGATTGCTGCGATCCGCGCGGAAAACCAGCTCGCCGAGGCTCGTATGCAATCGCTCTCGGCAGATAAGCCCGGCTCCGTCGTGGTCATGCCGCTGTACGGCATCATCAACCAGCGCGCCTCGGGCGATGTCTCGGGGCCTAGCGGCACATCGGTCCAGCAGTTCACTCAGCAGTTCCGCCAGGCCGTGGCCGATCCCAACGTCAAGGCCATCGTGCTTGACGTCGACTCGCCCGGCGGCACGGTCAGCGGGGTTGACGAGCTGGCCACTGAGATCTTCAACGCGCGCAAGCAGAAGAAGATTACCGCGGTATCCAACTGCCTATGCGCGTCGGCCGCTTACTGGCTCGCCTCGCAGGCCTCAGAGCTTGTCGTCAGCCCCAGTTCGCTCACTGGCTCCATCGGCGTCTATCAGCTCCATGAGGATGACTCTGAGGCTCTGGAGTCGATGGGCGTCAAGGTCTCGCTCATCGCGGCCGGAAAATATAAAACCGAGGGCAACAGCTTTGAGCCGCTCGGCGATGATGCTCGCGCCGCCATGCAGGGCGTCGTTGACGACTTCTATTCGCTCTTCACTAAGGCAGTCGCCCGCGGCCGCGGCGTCGCCGTCAAGGCGGTCGCCGGCGGCTTCGGCCAGGGCCGCTGCCTCACCGCGCAAGATGCTGTCAAACAGGGCCTCGCCGATCGCGTCGCCACGCTCGATGAGGTCCTTCAGAAATACGGCGTCCGCATGGGCGGCGGCGCGTCGGCCGCGATCCATCTCAGTCCGGCCCAGGCCGCCGCAAATCCCGGCATTCTGGCTACCGTGGATCCCGCGGTGATCGAGGTCTCGGCAGAGGTCATTGACCCAAGCGACGGCGTGGACGATTCAGAGGCCTGCGCCTGTGCCTGTGGGTCCTGCCAGGGCGGCGACTGCTCCGGATGTACCCATGAGGGCTGCGACACCGAGGCTGAAGGCTGCGAGGGCTGTGGCATGGTCTCCGCCGAAGACAGCTCTGAGCCAGACGGCGCCGCGGCCGTGGCAGAGTCTGAAGCGCGCGACCGGCGCATGCGCCTCGCGCTGCTCTAGTAGGTTTCCGGCGGCCAAAGCCGCCATTGTTCTGACGCTCGCGCGCTGCCCGATGGCGGCCCGGCGGCGTCGCGGCCTCAACGCTTTTCAACAAACGGGTACCGGGTGGCGCTCAGGGACTGTTCTCTGTGCCCTGCTCCATGTTCCCTGTTCCTGAAAGGAACCCATGAAACTGAGCAAGTTGCAGCAGCAGCGAGCCGAGGCCATTGACCGCGCCAAGGCGCTTCAGAAGGCCGCGGAAAATCGCGCCATGACTCCGGAAGAGAAAACCGAGTTTGAGGCCAGCGTGGCCCTCGGCGAGTCTCTGCAAAACGACATCGCCGCCGCCGAGCGGCTCAACGAGCTTGACCGCATCGCCGTCTCCGGCGTTCAGGTTGGCGACAACCTGGCAGCCAGGAAGCCCTGGCAGAGCAAGGCGGAGTTCTTCGGCACCGTCATCTCAAACACTCGGGCCAATCGCGTCACTGACCCGCGCCTGCAGGCCGCCCTGGGCGGTTCCGAGTCGGTTCCGGCCGAGGGCGGGTTCCCTGTGCCACCTGAATACGGTACTGATTTGCTTCAGCGCAGCTACGACGTCGGCGAGGTTGCCAGGCGCTGCGCCCATATCGATATGACCGCCGCGCGCCTCATCCTCAACGCGGTCGATGAGAGCAGCCGGGCAGACGGCTCTCGCTGGGGTGGCTTGCTCGCCTACTGGGCGGCCGAGGCATCTAACTACACCGGCACCAAGCCCAAATTTCGCGAGGTGCAGCTCGTCGCCAACAAGCTCATCGGCCTGGCCTACCTCACTGAGGAGCTCATGGAAGACACCACTGCGGTCTCTTCCTACATCGACACCATCTTCCCCGAGGAGTTCGCTTTCAAAATCGACGATGCCATCATCAACGGCAACGGCGCCGGGCAGCCCCTGGGCATCCTCAACGCCAAGTCGGCCGCTACCATCGTGCAGGCCAAAGACTCCGGCCAGGCGACCGGCACCGTGTCGGCCACCAACATCCTCAACATGTGGGCGCGCTGCATCGCCAAGGGCCGCAAGAATGCGTGCTGGTTCATCAACCAGAGCATCGAGCAGGCTCTCTATCCGCTGCTCATCGCCGGAACCGCCGGCACCAGCACGGCCACCCTCATGTACACCGCGCCCGGACAGTACGGCAACAATTCCGACTATGGCCTCCTCATGGGAAGGCCGGTCATCCCCATCGAGCAGTGTGCGGCTCTCAGCTCCCAGGGCGACATCATCTTGGCCGATATGAGCCAGTATCTGCTCGCCAAGCGCAGCGAGGTCCGTGCCGACTCGTCCATCCACGTCGCCTTCCTCACCGGCGAGCTGGCGCTCCGCTTCATGGTCCGCCTCGATGGCCAGTGTTGGTGGAACAAGCCGTTGACCCCCAAGGCCACCACGGCTCCCACCCTCTCGCCCATCGTCACTCTCGCCGCCCGGTAAACGCGCTCGTTGTCATCCTGGGCGCAGCGCGCCGGCGTTGAATAAGCCGGGTTTCGCCCGGGATGGCCTGGCAACTCTTCACCTTCCACTGTTTTCGACAAGGAGAAAACATGTCCGCAAAGGGCTTTTGGGCCGCTCAAGACGGCCACGTCGTCAGTGTCCTCTCGCCGCAGAACATCACCGGAGGAGTCACTGGCCAGATCTTCAACATGCAGGGGTATCACCACGCCTCGATCATCGTCCAGCTCGGCGCGCAGGCCGCGGCGGCCACCAAGATTCTGGTCAATGCCTGCCAGGATAACGTCGGCACCGGCGCGGCCGCCCAGCCGTTCAACCTCTTCACGCAGGAGACGGCGGGGCTCAGCAATGACGCGCTCTCCACGCGTCAGGCCGTCGCCGCGGCGGGCTATACCCCCAGCGGTAACGCCAACATCTTTTACGTCATCGAGCTTGACGCCGACGCCCTTCCCGCGGCCTCTCCGTTCGTCCAGCTCCAAATCACCAACGGGGCCAACGCTGACTACGCCTCCGCCGTAGCCGTGCTCTCCGGCGGCCGGTTTACCGGAGATCAGTCGCCCACCGCAACCAGTTAGCAGTTTTCAGTTGCCAGTGGTCGGCGGTCGGGGCCCGGTTTTTCGGCTGCCGATCGCTGTCCATTGTTCACTGTTCGCTGTTCGCTAAATTTCCGAAAGGCAAAAATGGCTCAACAGGTTATCTCTTCCAACGTCGGCATGGCTTTGCCCGGCGACGATAGTCACAACGCTCCGTGGGGTCCGGGTGACCTGCTCATCTCGCAGGCTCTCCAGGCTCTTGACGCGCGTCTCAACAATGTCGAGGTCAAGCCCGCCGCTCTTGCCATCGTCAGCTCCATCGGCAAGGTCATGCTCACCAAGACCTCCGCCGGTGCCTATACGCTGCCCGCTCCGCTTCCCGGACTTCCATCCGTGGGCGGCTATGACGGTCAGTTGCTCAACATCATCTGCATCTCGTCCTACGCTCACACGGTCACCACCCCAGCCAACAAAATCAACGGCAGCAAGCAGACCATCACCTTTACTGCCGCGCCCGGTAACAATGTCCAGCTTGAGGCTTATCAGGGCGTCTGGTATGTCACCAACGGCCTCGGCTACGCCCTCAGCTAACCCGCCAACCAGCGGAATTCCAAGCCTCTTTTGCCGGAGGCTTGGAAAGCTGAGTCTTTCTATACCTTTTTCCCTGCTCCCTGCTCCCTGTTCGCCGGAGGCGAATCGCCATGTCTGAAGATCTCAGGTGCATCGCTCAACCGGCCGCCGAGCCGGTGACGCTTGCGCAGTTCAAGGGCCTGCTGCGCATCCCGCTCGCTGACACTTCGCGCGACAGCACGCTCACGCTCTTTTTGCAGGCCGCGCGTGAGGCCTTTGAGGGCTACTGCCGCATCGCCATCGTCACCCAGACCTGGCTCTATCGCCTCGATTCGTTCCCGGGCATCTCGCCTCGCTACGACCGCAACGGATTTCCGCAGTTTCCGCTGCCCAGGCCGCCGTTTCAATCCGTCGACTGGATCAGCTATGTTGACACCGGTGGCGTCGTTCAAACGCTCGCCCGCGATACCAGCTACGGCGCCAATCCGGCAGCGCCTTTTTATGGCTATCAGATGCAGCCCGGCGGAGGCATCGCCCCGGCGTGGATCTCGGCGCCCTGGGCGCGACCCAATCCGCCCCAGCGCATGGTTCCCGCCAACACGCTCATCCAGTTCCGCTGCGGCTACGGCGGCCCGCTCACTGTCTCCATGACGTCCGGCTCAGCGGCTCTCGCTGCGCCCGGCTTCGCCTTCAACCCTGACGATGCGCCCGCCATGGTCGGCGACGTCGGCACGCCTATCAGCATTCCCGGCGCCGGAGCCGCCAGCGCGGCGCTGCTCTCTCATGTTGCCGCGGTTGATGGCTCCGGCAATGCAACCCTGGCTGTCCCTGCCGCCACATCGGTCGCCGCCGCCACAGCCTGGCTGGGTGACCCGGTGCCTTACAAGCTTCAGCTCGGCATTCTCTTCCTCGCTCAGCATTTTCATGAGGCGGGCGCCGTGCTCGATATCGATGAGCCCGGGGTGATCGAGCGCCTGCGCCGTTACTCTAGAAATCTGGTGAGCTGACATGCCAAGCAATCGGCCGCCGCGCGTGCCATGGTACACGGTCAATCCAGCCGATCTCCGCAACGAGATCCAGCTTGCATCCAGGAGCGCCGCCGTTGACGGCTTTGGCCAGCCGCTCACCGCCTGGAATGTTTACTACACCACCTACGCCTCGATTCGGCTGCTTTCCGGCCGGGAGGCCTATCAGGGCGCTGAGTTTACCTCCGCCTCCCAATACCGCATCCGCTTCCGCTGGCCGGGCGATCTTGTTGGCGTCATCGGCACCGGAGATCGTGTGCTTTTTGGCGGTCGCGTCTTTGTCATCCAGATCGTCGACAACGTTGAAATGCGCAGCATCGTCGTCGAACTCACATGCCTTGAGATCGATGGAACCTCCTGAGCGGATCGCCGTAAGCCGTTGTCTTTCGCCTGTCATACGTTTTTGTGGAGTCACAAGTGATCGAGCAGGGAATCGCTGAATTTGTCGCCGCCAGCTCCGCCATCCAGGCGCTCATTGGCAACCCGGCGCGCTTCTACCCGGTGCTACTGCCGGAGAATGTCACCTATCCCTGCGCCAGCTACCAAGTCGTTAGCGAAGTGCCCAATTACCTGCTCAGCGGCGAGAGCCCCATGAATCAGATTCGCCTTCAGGTTGATACCTGGTCGGGAGGGGCGTCCAGCGCAACTTACGCCGCCGCCAAGGCCGTGCAAGCGGCCATCCGGGCTTTGCTTGAAGGGTTTTCCGGCCCGCTGCCTGACGGCACAAATGTGGCCGTTATCCTGGTCTCCGGCTCTCGCGACCTCTATGAGTCAGATGCCCGGTGTTACCGCACTACCACCGATTACATGGTCCAGTTCTACACTGGCGCCTAAACTCCAACGTGGTCTATGATCTCCGATCTCTGACCCCTGAACCTTGTTTTGCGAACAAAGGAGCAAAACCATGACGCAAACCGCCGCCCCACTTCTCGGCCTGGCAACCAAGCTGTATATCGCCACCAGCCAGGCGACTGCTCCCACCATTACCGCCGGCTCGGTCACGGGCGGCACGCTCATCGGAAAAATCAAAAAAATCACCCCGCCCAAGCCCAAGTTTGGCACTGAAGACACCACCACGCTTGACACGGCGGGCGGCGTCCGCACCTTCATCAAGACTCTGCAAGATCCTGGCGAACTCACCATCGAGGGCGAGTATGAGTCGGCAGATCCCGGTCAGGTTCTGCTTCAGTCTTCCTTCGCAACCCTCTCGAACTCGGCCAACGGGGCCGCGTGGCCCTTCCTGTTGCTTTATCCCACCAACTTGCAGGGCGGCCAAACCGTCAATGGCGACTCCGATGCCTTTAGCGGTCTGGTGACTGACTGGTCTGTCGGCGAGGCGGAGCCTGATAAGCCGCTCACCTTCAGCGCCACTGTCAAGGTCACTGGCGCTGTCACCTTCACTGAGGGTTCCTAAGAGCGCTCAAAGGGAAAAGGGAAACCCCTTCTGTTGCCGATATATACTTGTGCACCGGGAGGGGTTATGCCAGATCGTATGCGTAAGTGCTTGTCTGTTGTCCTTGCTTGGGCAATGCTGTTGATCGGGGTTCCCGTTTCTGCTTCAGGCGGACATGGGGAATATGTTGTCAAGAACGCGGGCGGCTCGATAGACGCTCCAGTCGGGGATGACGTCACCCTCGATGTCGAATCTGGCGCAATCATCATCACGGCGCGCCAGCAGTATCTTGGCGCCCAAACCAACGGGCAGGAAACTACGGGACCGCGGCGGCCGGCGCCGCGCACTGTTCTGGCCCGGATCACGCCCGCGCAGGTGACTGATCTGAGTTACGGGTCTGAGGTGCATCATCGCATCGGTGCCGGCATCGCCTGGGGAGTTGTCTCTCTAGGTGTCGGGCTCATCGTCGGCTTTTCAAAGGCCACAAAGCACTACATCGGCATCACGTGGGAAGCTGATGGCAAAAAGGGCGGCCTGGCCTTCGAGGCAAAGAAGGGCGAGTATCTTGGCATCATCAACGCTCTTCAGACGGTAACGGGTAAAAAGGCTGTCGATACCGATGCCCCCGGAATTGCTGGCAGGCTGGGTGTTACCGGGAAATAGCTTCTGGAGCAAACCGCATGGCAGAAGAACTCACCATCGACACCCACGAGCTCGACGGCTTCGCCGAGCTGCTTGATAGGTTTCCTGTCGAAGTGCAGAACAAGATGGTGAAGCAGTCTCTAGGTGCGGGCGCGGCAGTTTTCATGTTGGGTGTAATTCAAAAGCTCCCGCCGAGACCAGAGGCGCCTTCGCCTCACAGCACGGCGTCGCAGCCGGGTGCTCTGGCTGCTGATATTCACGCCGTGGCGTCGAGTTCGGGGCGCACATGGTTTGTGGGTGCCGGCCCAACGATGGCTTATTTGCTGCGGTGGCTTGAGTATGGTCATCAACTCGTCAAGGGTGGGCAAATTCCCTGGACGGACGGAAAGAGACGCCGCGGTGGAACGGGTCGCGTAATTGGTCATGTGCCTGCTTATCCAGCTCTCCGGCCAGCTTTCGATACCTACTGGCAAAACGCGCTTCATGCTTTCTCTGAGGAGTTGCAAACGCGGATGGCTACCTATTGGAACGATAGCCTTCGCAGGGTGGGGAGGGTCGCCTGACGTTTGCTTAACAAAGTGTTTGGGTTTATACTGGCGGCCTTGGAGGGCATCATGGAAGCGATCATCGGCAATCCGGCAGCTGGCGGCCCGCAACTGGCTGAACCTGCGCAGATCATGGCCGCGTGGGAGCGCGAGGCAAAAGAGAAAGCGTTTGCCGCCGCCCTCGCGACTGCCAGTGCATCGAAGGGTTTGACGTTTGGAAAGATTGTCTGGGCTATCGTTCTGGGCAACCTGCTTTCAGGCCTGATTGGCGGCCTGGTCTATGCTGCGATTACGGCGAAATGAGCCTCAATCTTTGAATGAAGACTGAAAAGCCGCCTGTGGGCGGCTTTTCTATTGGAGAAAAGAATGTTCGAACGCAAGATTCCCGTGCTCGACTCTGTCGCAAGGGAAACCGAGTTTATCGTCGATGGCCACACTTATCGCCTGCGCTACGGATTTCAGGCTATCGCCGGGTTTGAAGAGGGCACCGGCATTAATCCAGCCATCCAGCCCGTTCCGCCCACTATCTTTAATCTGATGTGCCTGCTGTATGCGGGCCTCAGTGAGCATCATCCCGAAGTGAAGATTGACCAGGTGAAGGCCTGGTTTAATGAGGCTACTTCGCAGCACCTGTGCAAAATCGCCTGGGAATCTTTTTTTGGAACGCTTCCCGAGCCGAAGCCTGAAGCGGACCAGGAGACGCAGCCCACGGACCCTCCCAGCGCCTGACTGGCGCCGCCTGGTGGCGTCATTACTGGGCCATCGCCCGCTATGATCTTGGCCTCTCTGAGGGCGATTTTTGGCGCGTTACGTTGGCTCAGTTGGATGCCCTTCATCGGCGTCATGCACAGGCGTGCGAACTGACGTTTTGGCCTTTTGGCGTCGTCGCCAGCGCGGTGGCGAATTTCAGCATGTATCCGCCCAGGAAGCCGCTCCAGCCCGTGGATTTTGGGCTGGGCCCTAAACCTCGCTCTTTGCCGGCATCTTCTTCTGCTGCTGCAGTCGAGCAGCAGGAAAGCCTTTTGCGCGCTGCCTTTCGCGCCCTGCGTGGTGCTGTTCCCGCGCCGCGCGCTGCCGTTGCCGATCTGGAGATCTCTCATGCCGAATGAAACCGTAGCCGGGCTGCTTATCTCCATCGACGCCAACACCGTGCGTTTGCGCACGGAGATGGACAAGGCTAAAGCCAGCACCCGGGCCGCCTCGCAGCAGATGAAAAAGGATATGGGCGAGGCGCGGGGCTCCATCATGGTGCTTGGTGAGGAGATCGGCGTTCACCTGCCGCGCCATGTGCAGAGGTTTGTGGCTGGCCTTCCTGGCGTCGCTTCCGCCATGTCGGCTGCCTTCAACACTATCGCCGTTCTTGCCATCGCCCAGGCCATCTTTGAAGCAGGCAAAAAGCTCTACGAGTTCGCACAGAAAGCCGAGGAGGCGGCCCGCAAGCATCAGCAGGCATGGCGGGCCATCGCTCAGCCCATGCGGACCATGAATGACGAGCTTGACCTCACCAAAACCAAACTCGAAAACGCCATTGCCAAACTGGAACACAAGCCCCAGAACCTGCTCAAGCAGGCCATTGAAGAGGCCACTGTCGCGGCAGACAAGCTTGACCAAAAGCTCGGAGAGTCGATCGGCAAAATTGCCGCTGTACTCAAAGAGCAGCAGGTGAGCTGGTTCAGCCGGACTCTGTTGCATCAAACCGCAGGTGTTGGGCCGGCAAGACTGGCTGCCGATACCGAGGAACGGTTGCAGCAGGCCGCCGCGGGCACGCTCAAGGTGGCGGACCTGAACGCCAACGCTGACGCCTTTTTCGCTTCGCGCGGTGATCGCGACGCCCAACAGCGCTACGTTGTCAGCGAGGCGCTGTCCAGAGCGCGAGCCGCATTGGCTATCGCAACGGCGGATGCTGAGCATATTGCCGCACTTCAAAGCGGCATGCGCTATGCAAACCCGAGTGCCGCCGCTCAGGATGTGAAGGGTTACACTCGGCTCGTGGCTGGCCTCTCTGCAATGCAACACGAGGTAACCACGACGCAGGATATCGTGTCTTTAGAGGCGCAGCGCGACCGGGATGAGGCTGCGGGTAAGGGCCCGGTTGTCGCGGATGTCCATAAGCCTATTTTGGGCCCGATGCCCAAGGGGCCCGGCTCAACCTGGGTTGATCCTGTGCATGCATCCATCGTCGCGGCGCAGCAGCGCCAACGCGACAAGTTGCTTGAAGATCAGGCTACGGCCGAGGCGCTGGCCGCAGCTGCCACTGATGCGTTCTATCAGCAGATGCAAAACTCGGCCATGCCCAACCTGTTCGGCGCGGCCGGAGCCCCCACGGTGAAAGGCCCGTCGCAATGGCAGGTCTTTGCTGATCAGATGGATGAGCACTTCAAAGACTGGATTGACCGGGCTACTGACCTTAGCTCGATTATGAGCAGCACCTTTGATAAGTCAATGGCTGACTTTAACTCCGCCATCGTTAAAAAGCTCACTGAGCCTGACTCTCGTGGCGCTTGGAAAGACATGGGGAAATCCATGTTTACTGACGTCACCCGCAGCGCGCTGGAGTATGGCGAGGGCACGCTGATGAAGGGCCTGGGGTTGGGTAAGCGGGATGGAAGTTCGGCGGCCAGTGCTCTCTTTGTCCAGCAAGTGGGTGGGGCAGGTGCGGCCGCGGGTGCGGGCGGCATCTTTAGCTCAATGCTGAGCGGGTTTGGCGGCGCGCCCACCGCGGGCACCGGAGACGGGGCGGCTGGCGCGGCTGGCTTTGGCGCATTCGTTCAGGACGCGCTGCCTTTCTTTGGCGGAATGGCGGATGGCGGCCTGATGTCGCCGGGCGGCTTTTATCTTACGGGCGAGCGCGGCCCTGAGTTGCTCCAGGTCGGAGCAGCCAGCCGCATTCACAACACGCGCGACACGGCCTCGCTCTTCAACGGCGGCGATCATCACGAGCATCACTACCACATTGACGCCCGCGGCTCGCACGATCCGGCCGCCGTCCGCCTTGCCGTCCAGCGCGGCATTATCGAGGCCGCTCCGGCTATGATCGCCGCTTCGGTCAGGGCGCACGGCGAGGCGGCCGCGCGCCGCCCCGGCTCGGTGCGATAACCGTTTTTTTTTCTGGGGATCCCGGCGGTGCGCGGTTCGTATCGCCGGGCTTTTTTCCTGACCACGGATCTCTGATCCCCGATCTCTACGAATTTTCGCGGAGTAAAAATGAGTTCTACCATCACCATCGGCGCCAATACCTACACGCTGATCGCTCTGCCCACCAATGTCGGTCCGCGGCAGATGTCCATCACCATGCAGGACGCGATTGCCATGGTGGGGTCGCCCTACGTCCCCGGGAACTTTCAGACTCAGCGCTGGCCGGGAGCCGATGCCTGGGGGGCCGAGATCACGCTGCCGCGCATGTTTCGCAGCCAGGCCGGGGTGTGGCGCGGCTTTCTGGCTGAGTTGCGCGGCGTGCTCAACGTCTTCCAGATCGGCGATCCGCTGGGCGCCACGCCCCAGGGTGCGGCCACCGGCGCGCCGGTCTGCGATACGGTCTTCGGCGGCGGCGTCAATCAGGCAACCTCGACCGTTCTTTACACCCGCGGCTGGACCGCTTCGGTCTCAAACCAGCTCATGGCTGACGATTACATCCAGATTGGATATCGGCTCTATAAGGTCTGCGAAAACTGCAATAGCGACTCTGCTGGCCGCATCCAGATCCCCATCTGGCCCAGCCTGCGTGAGAGCCCTGCGGATGGCGGTGTTCTCACGCTCAATAACACTGTGGGCCTCTTCCGCCTGACTAACAATCAGCGCGCTAGCCATGCCGATGAAACCCGCCTGACCGATATGAGCTTCAAATGCATCGAGGTGCGGTAGATGAGCAGGTCAATCAGCTCCGCCATGCTCTCCTCGCTTACTTCGAATGGGATCATCCCGGCCATTCTGGCCAAAATTGCGTTTCAGAGCGAGACCGTCTATGTCTGGACCGGAGTGGGAAGCTTGAGTTATGCCGGCAACACGTATGTGGGCGTTGGCAGCTTCGGCAAGATTGGCCGCGTCACCGAGGGTACCGACCTACAGGCCTACGGGCTTACCATCTCGCTCTCGGGCATTGATCCCACCCTGCTCAACGAGTGCATGACCGATGTGCAACTCGGCGCGCCAGTCGCCGTCTATTTCGCCCTGCTTGACCAGAACGCCAGCATCCTGGGAACGCCGTACACGCTCTTCTCCGGAATCGTCGACAAGCCCACAGTGAAGGCCGGCATTGACGAAATCACCATCTCGCTCTCTCTTGAAAATCGTCTCGCCAACCACCAGCGCGCCAGTTGCCGCCGTTACACCGCCGCCGACCAAAACCTCTATTACCCCGGCGACACCGCCTTCAACTGGGTCGAGATTCTTAATGACCAGGCCCTGCGCTGGACACCGTAAAAGCAGTTGTCGATCTTCAGCGATCTGCGGCCGGTTCCGGGCCGCCGCGCCGGGCTGTCGTTGTCATTGTCGGCTTTGCCTTTACGGGAACTCCAATTCGTAGGCATGTGAACTCCGATTCGTAAGAATGCGGAATACTGACCACTGAAAACAGACTGACCACCAGGAGCAGACATGCTGCGACTCGAGCATTGGGCCACCCGCGGCTTTCATGACTTTTTGCTCTCCCGCGCCCAGGCGCCTTTCGCTTGGGGCCAGCATGACTGCGCCCTCTTCGCCGCCGATGGAGTGCTCGCCATCACTGGCGTCGACATCGCCGACGACTTCCGCGGCAAATACTCTGACGAGGCCAGCGCCTTCGCGGCCATTGCCCGGATATGCGGCGGCACGACCGTTGCCGATGCGGCCGCGCATTGCGCCGCCAAGCACGGCCTTGAGCCATGGCTCTCGCCTTTGATGGCCCAGCGCGGTGACCTGGTGGTAATGGAGGAGTCGGGCCGCATCATCGCTGGCCTTGTCCACCTAAATGGCCGTCATGTTGTTTGTGCCGGCGAAACGGGACTGCTGCGGCTTCCGCTGACGGCGGTCCTGAGGGCCTGGCATGTCTGAAGCGCCCGCGCCGGCCGCAAGCTCCCTTCCCCGGCTCAATCTCTGATCCCCGATAACTGATAACTGAACACCGAAAACTGACTTCTGGAGCGGCGCTGCCATGAGCAAAGCGATTGAAGGGGCGGCCATGCTGGCGGGCGCGGCGGTCTTGATGTTTGTCCCAGGTCTGAACGTGCTCATGACGCCCGTGCTGATGCAGCTCATGTTTTCGCTTGCCGCCGGCGGCATCGCTATGGAGGCGGCGGCGATCGCCGACGCGCTCACTAGCAACCGCGGCCAGAACATCACCACGCGCATGGCGGCCGGCGCCCGCCAGATCATTTATGGGATCCAGCGCGTCGGCGGGACCACCATCTACCAATCCACCGTGAGCCTGGGCGGCTCCGGAACCCCGCTCTATAACTACGTCATCGTCCTTGCCACCCATGCCATCGATGGCATTGTCAACCTCTACCTTGACGGCCGCCAGGTCTACTGGTCTCAGGATGGCAACGCCGCCAACATGGGTTGCGGGACGGTTGCCAATCCGCCCGCGTGCTCGGTGACCCTTTCTTCCGGCGCCATCACTGCCATCACGGCGGCAGGCGGCTCGGGCTTCTGCGATGTCAAGCCTGCCCGCTATCGCGTCCGCATCACCGGCGGCGGCGGATCGGGAGCAGCCGCCTACGCCACAGGCTCACCCACCGCCTGGACCGTGCATGTGACCCATGGCGGCTCGGGTTACGTTAATCCGCCTGTGGTCTCATTCTCGGGCGGCGGCGGCTCGGGCGCGGCAGGGCAGGCCGTCGTCGTCGGCGGCGTTATCGCCTCTATCAACATCACCAGTGCGGGCGCCGGCTACGCTTCCGCGCCCACCATCTCCATCTCCGGCGGCGGTGGGTCGGGAGCAACTGCAACAGCCATGGTCAGCAGCGGACACGTCGCCGCCATCGCTGTCACCGCGCCAGGCTCCGGCTACCTCACGCCACTGCTCGTTGACATCCAGGGCGCGTACACTTTTGGAGGGAATGCGGCTGAGGATCAGCAGGATCCCGCTCTTCCTGGCTTCGGTCTTGGTTACGGCATCGGCCCCGGCGGTCCGCACTACAACTTCGCCGGCAAGGTCTACTGCGAGGCGCGCTTTGGCGATCAGCTCCCCGGTGATGTGATGGCCAGCTTGGCTGGCTACGATGCCACCTGGGCAGGCACCGGCAGCAGCGGCGCGAACGCCGGCGCGGTCGCCCAGCTCTCCAGTATCTATCCGGCCACGGTCACCGGCGTCGTGGTCACAAACGGCGGCAACGGTTATACCACCACGCCAACGGTCACCATCTCCGGCGGCGGCGGCTCCGGAGCAACGGCCACAGCCACCGTTCGTGGCGGCCGGGTTATCTCCATCGCGGTCACCAATGGCGGTTCGGGTTATACCTCTGTGCCGAGCGTCTCCATCGATGCCTCCACGACCATCGCCAACGGAGGCCCCTATGTCGGCGGCTGCGCCTATATCTACCTCAATATCGGCTATGACTCGATCAATTTTCCAGCGGCTCCCGAGATCCGCGTCACCGTCAGCGGCAAGAACAATATCTACGATCCGCGCACCGGCCAAACTGGCTACTCGGCCAATTGGGCGCTGCTGGTGGCCGACGTCATTACCGATCCGGTCTGGGGCTTGAACGATTCCAACGTCAACCAGGCGCAGCTCATCGCCGCCGCCAATGTCTGTGACGAGCAGGTGATGACCAGCCAGGGCTACGAGGCCAACTACACCTGCCATGTGCACTATGACACCGGCACGTCGCCCGGTGATGCGCTCTCGCTCATGCTGCCCGGTGCCGCTGGCAGGCTCAGCTATATCGGCGGCCAGTGGTATCTATGGCCTGCTTACTGGCAGGGACCCAGCTTCACCTTTGACCAGGGCGCGCTCATCGACGCGCCCGAGTGGAATCCCTACCGCAGCTTTAAAGAGCTCTTCAATCGCGTCAACGGCACCTATGTGGCGCCCAACTTTCCTTATTCCACCAAGGTCACCGGCGGCATTCCTGGCCAGCTCTACGACGCCAACGGGTGGTATTACGGCACGAGCGAGGATGTGTGGCCCTTCGCCTTTCAACCCACCAACTTTCCTCAGTACGCCTGCGATGTGCTTCACGGCTACAGCTCTGACGCCCTGCTCGCGCAGGATGGCGGCGTCGTGCTCCCGAAAGAGGTCACCTTCCGCTCGGTCATCTCCATCGTCCAAGCGCAGCGCGTGGCTAAAATCATGCTGCTGCGCAATCGCTGGCAGGGATCGGGCAGCTTTCCCATGCAGCTTGCCGCCTTCCAGATGCAGCCCACCGACGTGATGCAATTCACCATGCCGGCCATGGGGTGGGCCAGCAAGATACTTGAGGTCGAGAGAATCCAGTTTGTTGCTGAGCCTCAAAAGGGAGTGGAGGGCGACGAGGGTCCGGTGGCTCTGTCCGTGATTGCATCTGTCATCGAGACCGATCCTAGCATCTATGAGTGGAATGGCTATGAGGAGCTAAGCCCCTACGACGTGCCTGCGCTGCTTGCGCCTTTGGATGTCAAGCCGCTTGCACCCACCGCGCTCACCATCACAGACGATGCGGCCACCGGCGTGGTGACGGCTGGAGGTGTGTCCGTCAATCGCGCCCTGGTCTCATGGACTCCGCCGGCCGACGCACGCATTACGCTCAACGGGTCCATTCAGGTCCAGTATTATTTCTTCGATCTGTTGGTCGCGGGCTTTGTGGATGGGCTCGTCTGGACGCCGGGACCGCCCATTCCCTGGGTCGATTACGGCCTGGTGTCGGGCGACGCCACAAGCATCTATCTCGTCAACTCTGCCGGGCTGCCCTGGCTGTTGGTTCAGATTCGCTCGGTGATGGCGAATGGATCGGCGAGCGCCTGGGTCAACAGCGCCATTGTTGTCGCCGGGTCGCCCACATTTTACGGGGTTGCCTCTGCGACGGTTCCTCCCATGGCTCGAGCTGTTGCTGTTGCTTTCGCCCCGACGATGACCTTCGACCTTTCCGAGGGTGTGGCGCAGTCAGTCACGCTTGCTGGGAATGTATCTGCATCCAGCGCCATCAACGCCGCCAACTCTGTCTACACCTTCGCCATCATCCAGGACGGCGCCGGCGGTCATAGCTTCGCCTGGCCTTCGAACTTCTATGGCGGCGGGGGCATCAGCGCGGCCAATGGCACCGCCGCGGCCAACACGGCCGCTGTGCAGTCGTTTCTTTACATCCCGGCGAGCAACCTCTTTGTCGCCACCGGTCCCATGACCATTACCACCATCTAAGGAGCCCACCGTGCGCAGAATTCTGTTGCTCGTTTCGTTGGCCATTTTGCTGGCAGTCTTCACAGCGCCCGCGGTGGCTCAAACCATCCTCGTGACCGCCGTCAACTATGGCGCGAATGTCATCGTTGCCGAGTCGTCGGGGACGGGCGCTCCCTCGGGCGGGTGCACCGGCTTTAATCGGTACATCCAAACCTCCGGTGCGAATACTGCATCGCTCTGGCAATGCCTCGGGGGCACCTGGTATCAGCAGGGCGCGATCGGCAGCGGGGGCACAGTCACCAGCTTTTCGGCCCCGTCTGTGAGCTGGCCTGCATGGCTTGTGCCTACGGTAGCCACATCTACGTCCACACCGTCGTTGACCGTTGCGGCGAGCGCGATTCCAAACTCGGCTCTGGCCAACACGGGCACAACTGTCAATGGGCAATCATGCGTGCTTGGGTCGAGCTGCACGCTACCCTTTCAGACGAATGGCTCAAGCAACAGCTCGCAAGCAGGCATCAACCTGCTCACAAGCACGGCGAACGCTGTGGGCTTGACGGTGACTCCGGTCAACTCGGGGACCAATCAGGAAAAGTTCGAAATCACCGGCGGCAGCTATACCGGATCGGCGGCAGGATATTCGGGTTCGGCTCACGGCCTGGCCGCTCCACTGATCTGTATCGGCGGCTCGGATACGAGCTCGGCGATGGCCTGCACGACCAGCCCAACATTTACACCGGCCGCAGGGGATACGATTCTTTTCCTGCCTGACGTCACGCCGACTGTGACCGCTACGCTTTCTGTCAACGGCGCTGCTGCCAAGTCCTTTGGCTCGGGCGGAGCTTCGTTCGCGCCCGGTAATGGCTACTTTCTGCTGACTTATACAAACATCTTGGGCATCTACAACTGGATTCCGGCTGGAGCCAATTTTGTCATCGGACCCGGTGGCGGCGGAACGGGCGCAGTCAGCCTCTCTGGCATCCCCTACGCCAGCGGTACAGCCTGGACCAACGCCACCGCTGCGCAGCTTGGCACGCTGTTCTCATCCTACATCTCCACAGTCACTGGTTGCGGGTCGGCGGGATACTTCTATGTCCCCGGCAGCACCACTTGTCGCCTCCTGGCTTCGGGGGATATTCCGGCCAACGCGGCCAATACAAGCGGCACGGCCGCCAACCTGAGCGGCACTCCTGCCCTACCCAACGGCACCACCGCAACCACGCAGACGGCTGCTGACACAACCAACGATCTTGCGACGGACGCCTTCGCGACACTCTCCGGAGTCACCGCGCCAGCGTATACGACCTGCTCCACAACTTGCGCTGTGAACCTGGCCACCGGCCGCACGCAGATCATTCTGCTCACCGGCTCGCCCTCGGCTATGACCTTCACCAACGCCAGCGCCGGGCTTTACACCTTCGCCATTGCGCAGAACTCGACAGGCGGCTACACCTTCACCTGGCCCACCGGGACGCGCGGCGGTGGCACCATCAGCTCTGCGGCCGGCACGGCCACGGCGAGTACGGTGGCCACGCAGTCCTTTGTCTACATCCCTTCCGGCGCAATCACCACCGCCGCTTTGGTGGCCCAGGGTGCGATGACCTTCGGCAACTAAGAGGAGATCCATGAAAAAGCTTAATCTGTATCTCTGTCTGGTGGCGGGACTGCTTCTCCTGCCTGTCGAAGCCTTCGCTCAGAACGTCCAGGTCGGCGCCGAACAAAACCGGGGCGTCACCAGCGCGGCGGCGGTCGCCACCGACAGCACCGGCAAGCTCAAGGCTGCCACCATCGCCGGCGCGGGCGCAGGCCTGACTACTGGGCCAACCTCCTCGGTCTCCGGGGATTGTGTCGCATTCACCGGCACGGCCGGCCAGATCGCCGACAACGGCGCGGCCTGCGCAACAACTTACACGCTGCCGACGGCCACCAGTTCGACGCTGGGCGGCGTCAAGCCTGACGGCACAACCATCGCCGATTCCTCCGGCGCAATCAGTTGCGCCACCGCGACCTCTTCGCAGCTTGGCTGCGTCAAACCAGATGGGACTACTATCACGATCGCATCCGGAGTAATCAGCGCGGCGTCGGCGTCACAAAGCAACTTCGTTTCCACCGCGCAGAACATCACCGCATCGACGTTCACCGCGATCACCAACATGGTGACGCCAACCATTCCGGTCAACACGACGCGGCGCGGGGTCTGCTACCTCTTCTGGGGCCAAACGAGCGGGAACGCTGCAATCACGATTGGCGCGGCTCTGAGCGCATCCGGGGCAACCGGCACAATCGGCATGTTTGGATCGATCTCAAACTTCTCCGGCGCAACCACGCTGAGCGGCACCTCTACGGCCACAGTTGTATCCAGCACTCCGCTTGCAGTCGGGTCGCTGCTCTATACCTCGATGATCACCTTCACGGTGACAACCGGGGCAACCAACCCGGTGACGCTTCAGCTCTACGGCTATACGGCAACCTCTGGCGATCCCTTCGTCGTCAACGTGGGGAGCAACTGCGGGCTTCTGCCTTAGTGACTCAATGCTGATAACTGTCGGCTGTCATCTGTTGGCTGTTTGCGGAACGGGAATCATGACTGCTCGCGGCTTGATTGACTCGATCTTCACGCGCGCGCAACCAGGCGTCGCCGGCAACGTGCGCCGCATAACCCTTCCGCAGTTGGACTTGCTTCGCCGGCTGATCGCTGAAGATCGGGAGGCTGGCGCCATGCATGCCGATGGGCTCGGTGTGGCTGTCTGGAAGCCGGCTGGGCGGGAAAAGTTTGTAATCACTGAAGATCTGCGCGGCGATCGTCATACTCTCGCCCGTGCGCCCAACTTCTCGGCCACCATGGGGAGCCTGTTCTGACCGGTCTTTCATCTCAGCCTCTCGTTCCGTCTGCCGGCTGCCTTGCGGTTTGCGAGGCAACAGGCTTTTTCTTCTTTGTTTCGATTGCGCAGACGGCCGCGTATTTCACGCGCGTCCGCTGATGCGCGTAATAGCGCGTCATCGCGGGATTGAGATGGCCCATGAGGGCCTGGGCGGTCTCGATATTGACGTCCGCTTCCAGTAACTTGGTTGCGAAGTGGTGTCTGAGCTGGTAGGGTTCGAGCGTCTGAAAGCCAGTCGCCTTGCGCAATTTAGCCCAGCTCTTGCGCAGCCAGGAGCGGGAGGCTTGGCGGGTCGGGTCAAAGCGGTTGCGGAGAACCCTGAACGGAAACAGATAGTGATCCGGTTCGCAGCTGCCAAGCTGCAGGGCGCGCTTGTAGATCTGCTCGACGGCCCAGCGCGCCTTGGGGTTGAGCGGCAGCTTGCGCGGCCGCGAATTGTTCTTGACCGAATCTTCGGGGATGTAAATCTCGGCGATGCCCTCGGCGGGAAGAAAGATGTGTTTCAAGCGAAGGCCTCGCAATTCGAGGCCGGCTGCGCCGGTGTTATTGGTGATCACGGCGACGTGATAGGCGAGCGCCGCCTCTGGATGAGATGCCGCGATTTTGAAAAGCCGCTCCTCTTCGTCCTCGGTAAGGATGGTGCGGGGTGACCATTGCTTGACGCTGAGCGGAAAGTAGAACGGCTGGATGCGCTGCCATAGACGGCAGTGCTTCAGCATCTGGCCGAGCACGCTGATCTCATGATTGATGAGCATGTGGCCGGCGCAGTGCTGCCACGGATGCAGGTCTTTACCGCCCTGGCGCACAAAATTGTGCAGCCGGGCGATCTGGTAGCCGCGGACATGGCCAGGCGTGATGTCGCAGAGGCGGAGGGCCCCGAGGAATTTTGCAAGCGCATCAAGATATCCCTGCGTGGCCTCGTGGGTGCGGGCATGTAAAGACATTGATTGTCTGCGCAGGCGCATCCAGACGCCGGCGGCGCCGCGGTCAATGCCATTCTCGTCGATGTTTGTGAATTGTAGCTTGGCGAAATTGACCTTTACGCCCTGGAGGGCGGAGTCGGCCGCCATGCATGCGGGACAGTTGCGATGGTCTGCCGTATGCTCCGCTGAGAGATCGGGATCGAATGAATCCGTGAGAGAATCGGGTGCAGATATGAGAATCAATGGGCTCATTTCATTCGTTTCGGGGCTGGGAGGTAAATTGAACAGTGCTTCAAGGTCTTGCGAAAAACTGTCTGTCTGATTGTTTTGTGGGGTAAGCATACCGTCTCCTTCCGCGGTTTTAAGTGCGTTTGCGCACGGAATTGAGGTCAAAAGGCCGGTAAAACGTGCATAATGCGTGCATAATCCGGGGCAAAATGGTGCGTAAATCGCGCATAGGGCGCAGGTTAAGCTCTGGTTATGGCCTTGAAACGGGTGTATCTGGGGTTATCGCCGGCGCAGTACGCATTGCTTCGGAAGCTCTCAACCAAGCTCGGTCTGGACGTGACGAACACAATTCGTTACTGCGTCTCCCGGATAGCCGAGCAGGAGGGCCTTGGGCATGAAAGGCCCGGTCGGAGCGGTATTTGA